TTCATCAGATAAATCTAAAGGACCGTCATTAAGACCATCTAGTTTTGTATAAATATCTTCTACTATATTCATTTCCTGTGCCTTACAAATCTACATTTGCGTGTGAGGGAGTTATAGTGGAGGTACTGTACGTTAAGTTCTTTTTGAAGCGGTGTCTTTCCTGCCAGCCTACCATCCTTGTAAGACTTAACATCTATCAGTGTTACTTTCCCTCGTGGGTCTAAGGCAACAATGTCGATAGGGCCTGTGCATCCGCAGTTCTTGAATACGTGGTATCCATTATCCCACAGCCAAGTAACGGCGTAGTGCTCTGCTAGATCTCCGATCCTGCTTGAATCGTGCTGAGGTTTAGCATTTGTTATTTTAGTTGGTTTCATTATGTAATTCCTCTATACCTTTTAACTCTGATATTGGAAGGTTATAACAGTCGGTACTAACTGTCCATCCATTAGAAGGATCTACCATTCCTTTTTTAAGGAAGGTTGCTTTTTTAAAATAATCTTCTTTTGAAAGATACCCTAGTATCCAACCTGATTCCATGGTTTTTAAAATTCTTGTGAAGACATAGAAGTCACATTTTTGTTTTGTGTTTAGCGCTGCTATTGAGCATTCATAAAAACTTTTAGGAGGGGTGGTTACTCTTTTAGTTTTAACGTCAATTGTTAAGCTGTTTAGTTTTATATCATAATCGTAAGTATTACTTTCTTCAGCTTTTAATTCTTGGGCAGTAATAATCTCCCCTAAAAAGCCGTGGATATTTCCTGCTCCTTTTGTTATAGAGTTTCTTAGCTGACCCATCTGATTAGATTTAATTTTAGCTTTGTCTATAAAAGACTTAGAAATTTTAATGTGTTTCACTCCAGTTATCTCCTGTCTTATACTCCCCATCTAGTGGGCATTTAAGTTCAAGAACCTTACCGGCTTCAATGATTGCCTCAACACCAAGCCTACCAACCTCGTCAGCTTGGTCTTCTCTTACTTCTATTTGCCACTCATCGTGTACGTTAGCAACAAAGTGGGCATCTAAATCTTTAATCTTATCGTTAAGTATAATCAACGCTTGCTTCATTACAATAGCACCAGCCCCTTGTAATAATGTATTAAGTGCAGAATGTTCAGACCTAATGTAAAGCTTACGACCATCTAGTGCTTTAAGATAGCCCTTTGCTGAAGCTCCAGCAACTCTATCTTTAAGAGCCTTGAATGATGGGAGATTACTAATAAATGATTTTCTAAGGTTCCTTCCAACACTCTTACCTCCTCCAGCCACTGTTCCAAGCTTTGCATCTCCTGCTCCGTATAGTAGTGCATAGATGAAAGTCTTAGCCTGATTTCTTGATTCAAGTCCTGCAAGTTTTTGATTAGTGGTGTGTATGTCTCCATTAAGGATTTCATTTGTGTACTCCTCATCATTCATATAGTGGGCCAGCATTCTTAATTCTAACCCTGAAGCATCAATTCCTACAAGCTTATATCCTTTAGGTATTGTCCAACATGCTCGACACTCTTTACCGTAGCTAGAACTAGAGCTGGGTATCTGTGCCATATTAGGATTACGGTGTGTCATGCGCCCTGTAATAGTGCCGTTATGATTAACGAACCCATGAACCCTAAAGGTATCTTCATCTAGTTCTTTGAACCAAGAACTAATTTGAGATATTCTTTTCTGGATCATAAGAAACTCAGAAATTACTTCTGCTTCAGGGATGCCTTTGATCTGCGACAAAATCTTTTCATCTATCTTAGGCTGTCCTGTAGGGGTATGCTCTAAAGGTTCCCATCCAAAGTCTTGTAGGTACTCTCCTATCTGTTGTCTAGAGGCTGGATTAAAATCTTTAACATATACCCTTTCAACAAATGCTTCTGTTTTAAGGGCAGTATACTCTTCGTCTGTAACCCTAGTATTTTTTCCGAAGTTATCTACACCTGTTTTCAACAGTTTTTTCTGAGGACTATACCTCCGAAATATTTTTCTTACTTCTTGCTTGGGCTTAAAGCATTCATTAATTTTATTTACAATCTCAGCAAGTCTGCTGTTCAAGACACCCAATAGCTTTGTAGCTTCTTCAACATCAAACANNAATCCATGATCTCTTTGCTGAGATAATATCTTATTTGTTTCATGCTCAAGCACAACGCTTTGACGAGAGAATCCTTTAGACTCTTTNTTTAAAGCTTTATAAACTTGATAGTTAAGATATACATCCTGCTCACAATACTTGAGCATCTCAACACTGTAACTATCATACTGATCAAACTCAATCTTAGGAGATCCTAAAGCATAGCCCCATCTTTCTAAGCCATGATTCCCCTCACGAACTGGATTAAATAATCTTGAAAGAACAAGTGTGTCTACAAGTTCTTTGTCCATTAAGTTTAAGCCAGTTAGCTTATTGATTACTGGAATATCAAAACCAATAATGTTNTGGCCTATTAGCTTGTCTGCTTTTAAGAGCAGCTCAAAACCATCAGATAATTCTGACGGGCCATACGAGTATTGTTGTTCTGTATCTACATCAAGGGCAGATATGCACCATATTTTTTTGGCATCTAGCCCATCCGTTTCTATATCAAAGACTAATGATTTCATAACTCCAACTCTTCAGATGACTCATCTACAAATACTTCCCTGAGTCTACCACTATCTTTATCATATAACAAGTGTGTTGCCATCCCTACATCTCCTGTGTATCTAGATTTAAGTACACGCATGTGTGTTGTGTTTGCCTCTTGCGGATCTTCTGATTGTTGATCACGTTCCAGTGCAATAACACAATCAGATACCTGAGCAATACTTGCAGAGCCTCTGAGGTGAGACAGTCCTACAGTAACGCCTTGCTCATGTCCCTTGTTTCCTTCTACTCTACGTAGATGTGATACTAATATCATACCTACATTTGTTTCTTCAACAAGCCTACTAAGGGAACCCATGATGTTATCAATGGTAGTTCTTTCATCACCAAAGGCAGCACTCATAACTAACATGTGCAGATGGTCTACGACTATCCACTTACAGTTACAGCCTATAATCATGTACCGAATCTTAGATAAAATATCATCAAAGTCGGTTGCCCCATAGTGAGCATGAATCCATAAACGATTTTCATTGTCTCCTTTAAATACTTTATTAGCAAGCTCTGTATACTTATCGTCTCCGTACTGCTCCCTAATTTGTTCTATGTACAATCTTTCATTGGCTTCAATAGACAATATACCATCTGCTGTTCTTTTCCAGTTCTCTTCAAGGGCAATAATACCTACGTTATCTTGTGTCTCGTTGAGTAGCCAGTGCTCAAGCTCTCTAGTAATACTAGACTTACCTAAGCCAGTACCACCTGTTAAAGTAATAAGCTCTCCTCGCCGCATACCATACAACTTTTCATTAAGGCCGCTCCAAGGATAAGGTACTGACTCTATCTTTTCACGATTAATTAATTTTTCTAGGTTATCAGTTAAGTTAAGTACACCTGCTGGTGTATAGATGTTAGAGGCCCACCAAGCAGTCACATAGTTTTGATGAAGTCCCTGCCTTAGCATGTCATTAGGATCTTTGTAGTCCTCTGACAGTGTTAATATCCTAGCCTTACCGGGAGTTAAAAGCTTTGCTACTTTACGAGCAGCCTCTTTACCTACCTTGTCATTGTCAAATGATATGACTACGTTATCAAACTTTTCTAGGTACTCTAGATTTTGCTTGACATCTTTAACAGAACCACCAGCACCATTCTTTACTGATAGCACAGGCCACTTAGAACCAAGTAGTTCATAAGCTGCCATAGCATCACACTCGCCCTCTGTTAAGGTGACGTACTTACCCCCAGAGTTGAATGCTTGCTGACCAAAAAGGCCAGACTCTTTTGCCTGACCCTGCCATGAGAATAGTTTATTAGGCTCTCTTACCTTGTAGCCACTGATCTCGTTTGCTGTGTAGTAAGGATAGTAATGTTTAACTATTTCTCCTTTACTATTTACTACTGCCTTAACACCGTACTTCTTTGCTGTTGCTAAAGAAATCTTACGATCTCTTAGCTCCAAGTATTCTCCATCTATATTATTCATTGAGTTATTCTTATAGGTTTTAAAATCGCTAACGGGTTCACCATTCATGGCTTTCTCATAGTCTCTAAAATAAGTTTGACAACTAAAACATTTAGCTGATCCATTGTCATTTATCTGAACGGGGTCACTGCCACCACATTCAGGGCAAGGCTTTCTAAAGGCAACAAAAGACATATTAACTCCTGATATAAAAAGAAAGGGGGCTTTTACACCCCCTGTTATTTAAGACTCTGCCTGATCCTCTTCGGCTATTAAAGCTTCGGGATCTAGATTCTCTTGCAACATGCCATTGTATGTTTTAGCTGCTGCGTTGAGAACGTCAATCTTTTTACTAAGCATTTGAACTTCAGACTGTACTTCAGCAAGATAATTAAAAGCTACTTTACCAGCATCATTTAATTTTTCTACATCATACAAACCATCATCAGTTTTATATGTGAACTGTGTCATAGTTCATCTACCTCCTCTTCATCTTCAATGATATCAAACTCATCTAAACCGCCCTTACTGAAAGAGACTAAGCTTTTAACCTGTACAGCTTGTAGGTCTAGTCCTTTATACAAAGTACCTTGGCGAGTGATTTCCCACTCTTTATACTGGACACGTACAGTAGATCCATTACCGATCTGACAGTCCATTTCATTTTTCATATTGTCAATTAACTTAGGTGCAGTTCTAATCATACCATTAGGTCCATGCACTTTACGTTTAACAACAATGGTTGGGCCTTCTTCTTTATCTTTAACAGTAAAGCCTCGGCTCCTGAAGTCATTAGCAACTTCATTATCTACTACTACATTAATACTGTAGACAGGTTCATAGGTTGTGTTGGGGGTAGTGACACTAGCCCAGTAAGCAACTCCATCAACAATAGCCATCGTATTTTCTCCTATAGGTTTATGGTTTGGGAAGTATAAGCGATGCAAAACTTCTTGTCAAGCGTACAAATTCTTCCAGTTTCTAGGGCGTTTGCCCTGCCTACTAGAATGCCATGTCGCAGCACTCCAGTAAGTTTCTTTAAGCTCTTGTTTAAAAGAACTTAATCTCTTCTTGCTCCTGTTACCTCCTACAAGGGGTGTTAAGAAACAATACTTGTTACCTACTTTTACTTTAAAGTATCTCCAACCTTCAATGTATAAGGGTACAATAAACTCATCACTTCTTTTAGGATTTAACAGTTGTTCTTTTAGTTGTAAAATATCTTCTACAAACATTACCAATCTCCTAAGTATTCAATAAAGTCAGGGATCATGTTGATGATGTCATCGGTGCTACAAGAAAGGTCATCGTTTACACTCATAATAGTATCTGAAACAAACTCAATAAACTTTTGTTTCGTAACATCATTAGGAGTACGAGTACCTAAGCTCATAACAAAAGCATAAGCCCATGCGTCATCTACTGCTGAGTAGAAGTCTGCCATCCCTTCAATCCAACCTTCCTCGTCTGCTGTCATACACCTTCTCCTGTAAGATCTCCCGTAAGTATAGCATCATCGCCCCAACAATAGATAGTCACGTTCTCACCTCTATCATCTGTTATCGTAATGTCCCAAGTATCTTTAGACTGTTTGTCATCCGCTAAAGATCTTTTGATATTAATTTTAACAGTATCGTGTACAAAAATCCTAGTGCCTATTGACATAATTCTCTCCAAGAATACTCAATTTGTGGGGTGTTGTCTAACTCTTTTTTAATCCTATTTGCTATGTGCTGACACTCATACTGTGCATCAGGACTAGATCTTAACTTAACTACCCTAGCAAATGCAACCAGTGATCCTGTCCATATCCACTCAGTCATCATAGACTGCGGTAGAATCATACGAGCCTGTTCAGGGGCTACACCAGAAGCAATCATGATATCGTAGATAGTCTTACAAGTTTCCATGTGGCCCCAATATATTGTATCCCAATGCTCCTCATCTATCCCTGTAAATGTTTCTAATAGTGAACCTTGTTTCTTATCTGGCGCACGTTTCCTCCAAGCTTCGGGGGCATGAAACTCTGGCTCGCTATCTACATACCTACGACTCGTCTCGTTCCAGACCATGCCCACCTGATGCTTAACCAACTGCCTTGCGACAAAGACCGGAGCCTTAATCCTGAACTGTACTTGAACGTGTCCAAAGGGAGTCCAGTGGTCGTGTGCTGCTAGGTATCTAATTAACTTCTGGTCTGACTCCTTAACTTTAGATGCTATCTTATCAAAGGAAACTCTGGCACTGTTTACAACAGTCAAGTCCCCGCCCATCAAATCAATCAATTCTACTTTCATATTGTCACCCATACATAAAGAAATAATAAAAATATAACGGCAGATGTTTTAATATAAGTTCTTTCGTTCTCACTTAACTCACCTGCTGTCATGTCTTCCCAAACCCCTTTAATTAAAGAGGTCAATCTGGCTAAGGTGTTTTTGCCTTTGTCCCGCAATAAACGCATGTGCTTCTCCTTTAGGTAGTATGTATTTTAAAACAGTTTCAAAGCATTCAACCCTCCACTCATCGTCATAAAAATCTTCTTTATGATCAGCGTTTTCAGGATCATACCCACTGAATGTTTCAAGTAATCCCGCATAGGATTCTTTAACAAACTCTATACCGATTGCATCTATTGTGTCCCAGTCTATATCAAATTTCATTTTCTTCCCTTGCTTTATAAATTTCTTCCCATGTAAAAAACTTCCCAGTCTTATCGTTGTAAACACCTTCTAAGTCTGTTGTTCTTTCAGCGGTATCAATTAAACAATCAATAATATCTATATTAAATTTCATCCGTTTACGAGCTCCTCTTTAATAGTTAACTTAACAACCACATCACCATCGGGATGATAGCGGTATGCTACAGTAAGCGCATCTTTTAAAGCTAGTATTTCCTCAAGCTGCCCCGAAGGATCTTCATATTCTTTATAACATGCTATACAAGCTAACATATGTTTCTTCTTACGTTTAACTACATTGTCTACTAGCTTGTGCTCCCACCAGTAAGCCTCAAGTACATAGTCTGCATCGGTATCTATATTCATTACGCTTCCTCCATAATATTTTTTTCAAACTCTTTTGCCGAACTTTCTAACTCTTTAAAGATCTTTCTCAACATAGAATATTCTATATTACAATACGTGCAGTCTTCTAATAATTCTATTTGACCTCCTTCTGTTTCATAAATTTCAGAGTACCCTTTAATTAACAAGGCTCCTCCATCTGCATCTGTATAAATACAACCATCGCAATCGTACCCATTATTAAAAAATCTATAGCCACTCCTTTTAAGATTATTAATCCAGCTCCAAAGCTCATCTTCTGTTTGATCTAAATATCCAGCAGCTTCACTGAGAGTCATTACGCTGCCTCCCGAAAGTTAGAAATAATTGTATCACGAACAGTCTCACCACGCTTATAAGATATAGAAGCAATGTTTACCTGAGAAGATTCCCTTGCTGCTGGAGCATGAGTAGACCAATCAGTAAGTGTATTGTATACAGCCCATTGATTCGTACCCATTTTCTTAGAGTAATGTGTAGTATATTTATCCCACATATACATCAGAGCAGTATTGCTATATATCTTAGGTTGTAAAAGCATCTCGCTTATAGGGGATGTTGGGTATTCCTTACGCCAAGCAAACACTGCCTTTGCATTAGCTGCTTTAGCAAAAGCAAAGAAGGCATCCATATTATGTACACCAATCTCAGACCAGACAAACCACTTGTCTACCTCATCTTTAAATATATCTACAGCTTGATACATAATCTTAGCGGCATGATCTACATCTAATTTCTTAGTGTGTCTAGATTTATACATGGTAGCTGCACCATTAGTAAATACTTGACCATTCATACAGGCCCACTGATTGGCTCCTGTTGTAGATATAAAGGGGAAGGTGCCATCTAGGCTACTAACAGTTAAGAATGTTAGGGCTGCTTGATCACCATCTGGAGTTCGTAGTTTTACATCTGGTAGGGTATGTTTAACAAAGCACTTAGCACCGTTATGTGATACTTGTATGTCTTCGCTAAGACCTCCGAGGTCTAAACCAGATTTATTAATACAATCTCTTTGGTTATCTATCATTCTCTTATAAGATAAATTATATAAGTCTGAGTACCGTGAGCCGTGTATACCTAACTCTTCTCCAGTATCTGTTCTATATATTACATGCTTGGATGCTTTCTGAATACCAGACTCAGTAATATAAGTAAGAGGCGCTTGATCAATATCAAAATCAGCAGGGCCGTAGTCAGCAACTTTGGCGTTTTCAAACATATTAATTACGTTGTTCATACTATTACTTCCTTTTGTTTTACAGTGATTGTGTAACCTAGTTCTTTAATATACTTTAGTACCTGTACCGATAAAGTTTTTGTGGCAGCTATCTGTGCAAACTTACAAGCGTTTGTACAGGCTGGGTAATATAAAGTATTACCGTAGCTGTTTCTTACGTCTATTAATACTTGCTTCATTGTCTATCCTATGTAATCTATTACCTACGAAGTTATAAACTCCATAAAGTTGATCAGGTTTAACCCCATCATATATATAATAATTGTCACTGTTTTTTTCTAGTTCCTCCTGTGCTTGTGATAATGTATTAAACTTTTTAAACCTCCTTATAGTGTGTTTTTTATAACCTTTAAAATGAATAACTTCTATGTCTTGTGTAACCCAAAGTGTTAAGCTCATTAATAATCTCCATAAGCTAAGTAGTCTTTTTGTTCTTGTTCAAAAGCTTGTTCCATAATTCCAAATAAAACATCATTAATACTTTCAAAAGGTATTAGTTTATTATTAACATCTACATGAGAGAACTCAATATACTGTTGTTGAATCATGTTGGGTGGCTCGTATTGAGGAGGCTCATAATAAACAAGACAAGAACCTTTTACTTTACCTACATTAAACTCTAATATTCTATTATACCTCATAGCCCTAACTCCCTTTTCATCCACATTACATTAACTGCTTTCTTAGGGTGGCGCTTAACTTTACCGTCTATTACTGTATAATAATAACCGTAGTCGGCAGTGTCTGGTTTTTTCTTACAGATGAGAATCTCGTCGCCATCATGAAATTTCTTGACAAAGCCTTTTAAAGTTTTATTAACAAACCAAATCCCGCTACATGAATCAACCCTAGTTGCGTAATACATCTTATAACCTCCTTAAAAAGGCGTCTATGTTTGTTGACCTATAATCAGAACCTTCACTACTATACCGACGAATCAAAGAGCCGTTTTTGGCAGTCTCATCAATGCAAATATGGTAGTCACAGTTGCCCACAGTTTTTACATATACACAGTTTTTACAGTCATGTTTGTATAACATCTCAGCCCTCCTGAGTCAGATAAGTATAGTGTACTTCCGAGGCATGGAACCCGTCAACCCATTTACTATTAGATCCTGAGTCGTTAGCCAAAAATTCACACCAATTATTCCAAAGAAATTCTGTGCCATACTCATGGCAAATCTTAATATAATTCCTTTTCTTTTCAATAAGTAACGCCTCCTTCTTAATATTTTTATCATACTCTAAACACTTTGGCTCAATGCCAAATAACTTTACATTATGGCTATCCATACACCCAACTAATCCAGCAGTTAACTGACAAACAAAGCCAGCTTTAGCTAATCCAAGCCCCGGAATCCTAATGAATATTTTCATAAGTGATAATGCTTTCTCGTCATCGTTCTTATGTGAGTTAATTACTGCCAGCATCTGGCTATAAATTTTATGCTTGTGAGTCATAATATACATATAACCTTTGGCCCTAGTTTTGTTTTTAAGAAACCTAGAGTCTAATTTAAACTTTTTAATATCCGTTAACTGAAAACCTACGGTTAACCAATTCATTCTGATTGAACAAATAACCATAATAACAACCCATGCCATGTTATCGGCAGATCTTTGTGCATAAGATTGAACTTTAGTAGCGTGAGTTTTATACATTATATTGTCTCCACATTTAATTCAGTTTCTATCCAGACCTTGGCACCACAGGACAGTGGCTTGTCTGGACTATATATTAACTTAGCAACTACGTTACCTTCGGCATCTTTAATTAATGCCTGATTACATTTCCTATTTTGTTTATAATCTTTAACAGTAAGTACTGGTAGATCCTTTGGGTAAGCCCCTTTACTATTAGCTCTAATGTTATGCTGATTAACATGTAATATAGTTTTCAAGTATTTCTCCTTTTATTTAACTCCATAGCACAATAAAGAATCTCATCTTGATATTGTCCTGCCTTTGGATTGTCAGGCATAGCCTCTAAAGCTCTGCTACAATCAAACATAATATATTTTAATGACTCAGTTTCTAAGTCATTGAATCTCTTTATGGTTTGGCTATGCCACTTACCAGACCCATCGCCATAAGAATAATACATATTCAATCTCCATTATGAATTTTATTCATCTCCAAATACACTATCCCACTCATCTTTAGTAATACCCGACACAATAAACTCTCTTTCATCCGATGTTAAATTAGGCATAGCATCCTGAATTAACATACCACAACGCCAAGCCTCAATTTGCCTAGGGGTTACATCTAGATCTAAAGTATTTTCTTTCTTACTAATCATTGATACTCTGGTAATTTCCATACTAAAAACTCCTAATATTAATAAGTGAGTAGTTTTATATCATACTCAGGATATTAATTTTCTAAGTCACAATTTATAACTTGGCAGGAGCAACCCTGTTAATTATAAATTACTCACCTTATAGGAATTACAGTCAGCCACCATCGTAGTCTTTCATACGGTATGTACCAAACTTAGAAAATTAATGGAACCCTCTTAAACTTTCATCCCAAACTATTGTAAACAACATCATCAGTGGTACTGTGATTGGTAATAAATATATATTAAATACACTCACACAAAGCAGCGAGATTATTAATAATAAATATATTAAAAATATAAATACACTAACCATAAAATCTACAAACCACATAAACCACCTCGTAATATTAATTAAATTCAGGCGAGTAGTTTATTCACATACTCAGGTGACTCAGGATTACTTCGCAGTTAGAATTTCTAAGATTTTATCCATCTTAGATTCTAAGGAATCTACCCGTTGCTCTAAAGTCTCTGGAGACTTCGTAGTCTCTTTTGCTTTATTCTTAGACCCTTTGGGTCTACCTCGGCCCTTCTTAGGAGCCTCTGCAACCTTTGGTTGAACCTTGGGTGTAGCCTTCGGCTCAACACTAGGAATCTTAATAGTAATTAAGATGTCTGAGGGAACCACAGTGGCTTGAAAAGCCAATTGCACATCGCCATGAGTCATCTTAGAGTTCAATACTTCTCCGAAGTAATGACCTACAGCACCTCTCATCCTGTTAAACAGGACATAACGGTCCTGTGAAGTTAAATTTAACTTCGTGGCGAGTAGGTTAGTGTAGTGTGAGCATACAGCGTTGAACTGCTTGCCAGATGCCAGCTTGTTGTCGTCGATGTTGTATGTGAATGTCGCCATGATAAAACTCCTGAGTTGCCAAGCAGCCGAATTGCTGGAGGCCATATCAAGGTGCTGGAATCCGATTTGATTGTCAAGGCTTTCTGGTGCGCGATTAATCATGATCGCATTATGCGCCTGTTAACACGCGAAGAAAGCCTGCATCATGTGCACATGTCATCAGTGCATGTTGTGATCGTCCCTAGCAGTTGCCGAAACCCTTGTCAACACTTATTTTTTAGAACGTAGTTCTAGGGGTCGTGTGCATGTGCGGCCATGCGCGATGGCAAACTTTTTGAGCTTTGTCACATGAATTATTTTCATAATCATAGATTATGATGGGGTTGTGCATGTGTATATACCTGCGCGATTGGCAGCTTTTTGGCGGGTCTGTCAAGTATTTTTTAACTACTTTGTAGTTAGTTCTGGAATTCTCATAGTATTATTATACTATGGATAGAAATACTCGTAAGTCTCTGAAAATCCTCGGAGAGTTTTAAAGAATCTTTAAAACTAACACACTAGGGAGTCCTCTGGGACTCTATCAAGTACATAAGAATTACAAAGTAATTTTATTTAATATTACTTTAAAGAACTTTAAAGTATTCTGGAGTACTCTGGAGTTTCTTAAGAAACTCTGAGGCTTGGACTCTGGAAATCTTTAGAGTTTCTTAGGAAACTCTGGAGTCCTTGGAGGGTGGGCAGGAGGCCAGTACCCCCCACCCCCATATATACTAAATGTTATACATTTTTGGAAACTCTGGAGTGTCAAGCAGGTACTTCTGGGCGGGGCTAATAGACCCACTAAGGGCGGGTATTTAAAGACCCACTAACCGGACAACATCCTATAAGGATCTTATAGCTTCCTGTCCGGTTAGGGCGGGTATTTAAAGAAGATAAACTTATACATATATCTATATGTAACCGGGGGGACCGATTACGTTAGTATATAGCTGAAAGTGCGTTTTGTCAAGTTAAATTTACTACTTGACAAAATGGCTATAAGCTCTATAATGATAAGTATGAATAAAGAACTGACAGATAAACAACACTCTTTCTTAGAACACCTAGTGGAACAAGGAGGTGATCCGAAGAAGGCAGCGGAGTTGGCTGGGTACAATAGTGGTCATTATCAGGTTGTAAAATCATTAAAAAAAGAAATATTAGACATAGCTGAAGGAATCCTAGCCCAGTCAGCTCCAAAAGCTGCTTTAAAACTTGTAGAAGTCATGAACTCTGATGTGCCTATTCCACAGGCTAACATGAGGCTACAAGCAGCACAGACAATCCTAGACCGTGTAGGCTTAGGTAAATCAGAACGTATAGATGTAAGTCATAAGGCTGAAGGAGGTTTATTTATACTACCTTCTAAACAAGAGGTTATTATTGATGGAGAATACGAGGAAGCTTAAGGGACATGTACCTTTCGGCTATAAGAAAGAAAAAAAAGAATTAATACCGATAGAAGAAGAGTTAAAGGTATTAGATGAAATAAAAGAATTAGTATCTAATAAAGTAATATCTTTACGAGAAGGTTCTTCTTGGATTGAATATAAAACAGGTCGTAAACTAAGTTATCAAGGTTTAAAGAATATAATTGACAATGAAAGATTGGGAAATTAATCCAGATAAGTATCTTAAAGATGAAGATAA